TCAAGATGTTGGCAAAAAGGGAGAAGAGACAATGACTTGGCCGTTCCCACCATTCCCAAACCCCAAGGACAAGGGCACGAAGCAACCCAAGTTTAACCCCGACAACCACGAGGATGCACCGCTATGATGAATGAAGAAGATTACCAAGCCGTGCGTAAAGTACTGCTCGACACATTGCAACAACTGGATGACAAACGCAACGACACATTGGAAGAAGTTGCTCTTGAGTTTGAGAAGATGCCATTCGGTGACACAGGAGCCAGTATATGTGCGTTTATTAGGGGGATGAAAACATGATTAAGTACGACCACTACGATGAAGCGATCATTGGCCCTGCGCTTGTATGGCGCGACCATCAACAAGTTGGTGTGTTGGTATACGATGCTGAAAAGATCAGGGAGATTCTCATGCGTGACGGCATGGATGCCGAGGAAGCACGTGAGTTTATTGAATTCAATATCGAAGGCGGTTACTTAGGTATTGAAACCCCTGTACTAGTATGGCCTCAAGATGAATGGGATGGAGAAGAATGAGCAAAGCACCCGCATGGAGTTACTCAAGCATCACATTGTTTGATCAGTGCCCCAAGAAGTATTACCACCTACGTGTGGTGAAAGATATTAAAGAGCCTGAGAGTGAAGCAATGCTGTACGGCACTGCGGTACACACCGCCGCCGAAGAGTACGTGCGGGATGGCACACCGATTCCCGAGCAATACAAGTACATGGAACCCATGCTTGAGAAGCTGATGAAGATTGACGGGGAAAAAATCTGTGAGTTGAAGATGGGCATCAAGAAGGTGGACGGTAAGTTCGCGCCTTGTGGATTCTTTGACAAAGATGTTTGGTATCGTGGCATTGCCGACCTGTTGATCATCGACCGTAACAAGAAGGAAGCCCGAGTCATTGACTACAAGACGGGCAAGAGCAGTCGCTACGCAGACCCAAAACAACTGGCACTGATGGCGGCGTGTGTGTTCATACATTACCCTGAGATTGAGTTCGTTCGCGCAGGGTTATTGTTTGTAGTTTGTAAAGACTTCATACCCGTGGACTTTCCCGTCCACAACCGATTTGATATCTTTACCAAGTTGGACAGCGTACTTGTTTCACGTGAAACAGCGTATGCAACTGGAGTGTTCAATCCTAAGAAAAACTTCACTTGCAAAGCATGGTGTCCTGTATCAGAATGTAGCCATAACGGAAGGAATTGACATGCCCTACAAGAACCCCGCTGACCGCAACGTCAAGCGCGAATATGAATTAGAGAAGCTACGCCCCCAAGCACACGAAGCGCGAATGGAGCGACAACGTGCACGGCGTAAACTGGATAAGACTAAGCCCGACAAGAACCATAATGGTGAAGCTGACATGCGTGAAGGCAAAGATGTTGCCCACGTGAAAGCGTTGTCCAAGGGTGGCACTAACAAGAACGGTGTGCGTGTTGAGAGCGCATCGGCAAACAGATCATTCAAGCGCGGGTCGAACCACAAGGTGGTGTCCGAGACAAGCGCAAGAGAGCGCAAGAAAAAATAGATCTCGTGATAGTCTGCGAGGTAAGGTACGAGTGGTAGCAGACAAGGTGAGATTGCCTAACATAACCGTACCAATCAGCACTGTTTAAAAACTTTCGGCAGGGAACTGATCGAAGACCCCACGTTACGGGGGACTTATAAAAAGAACCTGACGCACACCGTGTTCAGGGCGTTTGGCATTGAAGAAGGAGAGAAGATGAGTAAAGACGAAGCATTACGCCTTGCATTGGAGGCGATGGAGTCATTTCAAAACGGAACAAATGGATTGTATGAAGGTGAGTTTGAAGAAGAAATCACCGCCATTAAAGCCGCACTAGAAGCGAAGGATGAGCCTGTCATTGACGAATCTGCCGCCAAGCGCATAGCAACTGCATTGGGATGGGAGCCAAAGCGCACATGGGTAGGGCTGACGGATGAGGAATTGGCTGAATTTTCAAACATGAAACTAGGCAATTACGACTTATGTCTTGAAGTAGAAGCCAAACTCAAGGAAAAAAACTGTGCAGATCATTGATAACCGTGCGTTACTGCTGAAGGTACGCAATCCCGACAGAATTACTACGGTGATTCCAAAGAGCAAAGTCTTGTCAGATGATGGGCAAGTTGCAGAAGTCTTGGTGAATTGGGATTTGGAAGAGTCCATCGTCTTGAAGAACCTCAAGATCAAAGATGTGCCATCACCCATCAACGCTTCATACGATTGGCCCGGGCTGTATAAACCTTTCGCACACCAAAAAGTTACAGCGTCTTTCTTAACGATGCACCGGCGCTCGTTCTGTTTCAATGAGCAGGGCACGGGTAAGACTGGCTCAGTCATTTGGGCATCGGACTACCTACTATCAAAGCGCATCATCAAGCGGGTACTGGTGATCTGCCCACTGTCTATCATGGAGTCAGCATGGCGTAATGATCTGTTCAAGTTCGCTATGCACCGCAAGGTAGACGTTGCCTACGGCAAGCCGGAGAAGCGCAGGGAGATCATCGCAGGGGATGCTGAGTACGTCATCATCAACTATGACGGGGTGGAGATTGTCGCTAACGACATCATGAAAGGCGGCTTTGACCTCATCGTGATTGACGAGGCGAACGCATACAAGAACCCCTCTACAAAACGTTGGAAGGTGTTGAACAATCTGATGAAGCCGCACACGTGGTTGTGGATGCTAACAGGTACACCCGCATCGCAGTCACCACTGGATGCCTACGGCATCGCCAAGCTAGTGAACCCCGAGAACATACCAAGATTCTTTGGTGGCTTTCGTGATCAGGTCATGCACAAGATCAGTCAGTTCAAGTGGGTGCCCAAGTTGGAGTCAGAACAAATTGTCCACAAGGCACTACAACCCGCGATACGCTTTACGAAAGAGCAGTGCTTGGACTTACCTGAGATGACCTACGTAACGCGAGACGTACCTCTTACTGCCCAACAGGAGAAATACTACGAGTTGCTACGTAAGCGTCTTATCGTACAAGCGGCTGGTGAGGAGATCACTACAGTCAATGCCGCTGCGAATTTAAACAAACTCCTACAATTATCTGGTGGTGCGGTGTATTCAGATACAGGAGAAGTTATCCAGTTCGATGCAAGCAATCGACTGGCGGTGCTACGTGAAGTTATCGAGGAGTCAAGCCACAAGGTGCTAGTGTTTGTGCCATACAGACATGCCATCGAAGTGGTAGCAGATGACTTGCGTAAGCACGGGTACCCGACAGCCATCATTCATGGTGGTGTGTCGGCGGGTAAACGTTCAGAAATCTTTGAGCGTTTCCAAACGAAAGATGATCTGCAAGTACTGGTCATCCAACCACAAGCGGCATCGCATGGGGTAACTCTGCACGCCGCCAACACCATCGTCTACTGGAGTCCAGTGATGTCGGTCGAAACCTACCTCCAAGCCAATGCGCGTGTTCACCGAGCGGGGCAAAAGAATCCCTCAGTGGTGGTGCACTTGCAAGGCAGTGGGGCAGAACGCCGCATGTACAAGATGCTAGAGAACAAGGTGGACATCCACAATCGAATGATTGATTTATACGGGGAAATACTTAGATGAAAAACTCTTGACAATGTTAAGTTTTGAGCTATTATCCATACACAAACAAAAAAGGAGAGCGTTATGACCGAGACAATATCGGTTGATAAACTCGTCGCCGTCTACATCAAGATGCGCGACAAACGTGCCGAACTTCTGCGTGAATACGAGGAAGCTGACAGCGCGGTGAAGACACAGATGGAAGTTGTGGAGTCTAAATTACTAGACCTCTGCAAGGAGATCGGTGTTGATCGTCTTGGTAGCAAGCACGGTACGGTAATGCGTACGGTGAAGACACGCTACTGGACAAGTGACTGGGAATCAATGCACAAGTTCATCTTGGAAAAGAAGATGCCCGAACTGCTTGAACGCCGCATCAGTCAAACTACCATGAAACAACTGTTGGAAGAGAACCCCGAGCTTATGCCCATGGGTCTAAACACTGACAGCAAATACAGCGTAACCATAAGGAGAACCACAAGTGGAACTTGAACAATCATTGACTGTGCCCGAAGTGGCAAAACTGTTGCGGATGTCACGTCAGACAATCTACAACATGGTCAAGGCGGGGGACATCCCCCATTTTAGAGTGGGCAACAAAGTGCGTTTCAATCGCGCCGATCTTGATGCCCTAATGCAAACCAAACCTGTAACAACCGGAGAATCCAAATGAGCGAAATGACACTTTTTTCTAAAGGCGGCAACACACTACCTGCCCACCTCAAGAACCTACAATTAGACGCAACCACTAAAGCCTTGATGGGCGGCAGTGGCACTGGCGGCAAGCGCATCTCCATTCGCGGCAACGTGTTCCGCATGATGGTCGATGGCAAAGAGATTGCCCAAAACGAAGACCGCGCTATGAACATCATCATCGCGGCGGCAAATGCTAACGTATCAAGAACTTTCTATGCAGGTACCTACCAAGAAGGCCAAGCAATGGCACCCACATGTTGGTCAAACGATGGTGTCACACCCGACATCAAAGCTGAACAACCACAAGCAAGCAAGTGCGCCTCATGCGCCCAAAACATCAAAGGCTCCGGCCAAGGTGATTCCCGCGCATGCCGATTCAGTCAGCGCCTTGCCGTCCTCTTGGAGAACGATATTCGTGGAGACATTTATCAACTGACGCTCCCCGCTCAGTCAATCTTTGGTGCGGCTGAGAATGGCAAGATGCCTTTGCAGTCATACGCAAAGTTCTTGGGCAGTCATGGCTTGCCAGTCACGGCAGTCGTTACTGAGATGCGTTTTGATACTGCAAGCGCAACACCACGTTTAACATTCAAGGCAGTGCGTCC